CAGCCCACGGCAGAACCGCAAGCGGGAACCATGCCAGCTTGAAGATGCGGGAGGGGAGATGGCGGGCGCGGCGGGTCATTTGCGCGACAAGTCGTTTGCGTTTTCAATGGAAAACACCGAATAAGGCTTTCCATCCACGTCAATCCGAATTGCGTATGGCGGCAAACCGTAATCAGCCATTAACATGGCGCCCATAATTTGTTGAGGCCAGCGCGAACCGCGATCAATAACCGGCGCCCACGTAATGACATCAGGGTCCATCGCCATTTCACGTTCTGCAAGGCGACCGTAATAAACTGCGAATTTCACGTCGTCGTCGCGCACAGAAAGAACCTGCCGACGAACAGTGTAAAGCTCTTCCATAATTTTACCTATGGCGCTCATGCTTCCACTCCAAGCAACGTAGCCGCGCGGACCTTGCCGCCTGTGGCCTGTTCAATTCTCCGCGCCGTGTCTGGCAGGATGGCGTGATCGCCGCCCCGTAGCCTCCACAGCGTTGCCCGGCTTATGCCAAGCGCCTTTGCCTGAGCAGACGGGCCGCGCCGGTCTTGCTCGCACCATTCGTCCAGTGTCATGCGTTTCTTCATGCGCGCAACATACCGTGTTCGGTGTTTCGCGCAAGACACATTTTTCCAGTTGCAAGCGTGAAACAGTTGTGCCAATGTCTCTCCATCGAACGGAGAGACACACATGCACAGCAACACAGCAATCTGGATGGCCGCAACGATCTCGCACCGCGAGGCGATTGCTAAGACCGAGAAGACGGCTAACCACTTTATGGCTCAGAGCTTCCGCACGGACCTGAGCGATGACGAGACCAGCTTTTGCGCCAACATGGCGGCAAAGCTTCAGGCTCAAGCTTTCGCCATGAAAGCCCGCTTCCCCCGCATTGAACAATTTTGAGGGAGGCCGTGTGATGCTCAACGCCTTCCACGAATCCGACAGCGCCAACAGCTACGAGTGGGGCCAGCGCCTCGCCAATGCGATCGAGCTTGCCCTGTTCGCCACCGGCCAAGTCCGCAAGCTGAGCGCAACGGATGCCTGCGCTATTGCAGAGGCGATCATCGAACACGGCGCGGGGGCGGATGCGTTTGCTGACGGCGCATCGCTCTTTGCCGGGGCAATGGATGGCTCGCCTCTCTACAGCGCTGCCAATGGCGAGATGATCAAGCAGCGCTCGGCGCAGCGGGTGGCGGCATGATCCGCGAAACCATCACCATCGAATACGTTTTTTCCGCCTTCGATTTTCCGTGGGTCGCCACCTTCGCCAGCTATGACGGTCCGGAGTCGCCAATCGGCACGGGCGCCACACCAGAGGACGCGCTTGAGGCGCTGCTTGAAATGGCGGGAGTGCCAGCATGAACCGCCAAGTCGCTTATCACATCGACCAGATCGAAGCCCGCCTTGCAGCGGCAGAAGCTCCGTACAAGGCCGAAGAACGCGAAATCGAGCAGGCAATCGACGCCCTGAAAGCCCGGCTCCGTGCGGTGTACGAAGCGCGCTGCGAAGTCGCCCGCCCGTTCGAGATTGAGCTGGACGCGCTTTATGAAATCGAAAACCAAGAGGAGGCCGCGTGATGGCTGATGGACACCTGACGACAATAGAAGACCGCCCGCAACAGGTCGCCCCGATCCGCGAGCCGGATCAACTGATGGGCGCTCTGGTGCAAGCCGCCATGAACCCGGACGTTGACCCGGACAAAATGGAACGAATGCTTGCCCTGTACGAGCGGATGGAAGCCCGCAAGGCTCAGTCCGACTTCGACAACGCGCTGGCAGTCATGCTGCCGAAGCTGCCGGAGATTGGCAAGCGCGGCGAGGCCAAAAACGGAGAGAAGAAGCTCTACACGTTCGCCCGCTGGGAAGACATCAACCGCGCAATCAAGCCGATCCTTGCGGAGCATGGCTTTGCCCTGACGTTCCGCACCGACATTCACGAGAAGGGCGTTCTGGTGACGGGCATCCTTTCACGCGGCGGGCACCAGCGGGAGACAAGCCTGCTTGTCCCGTTCGAGAACTCCGGCGCCAAGAATGACACCCAGGCACGCGGATCGTCCACGTCCTACGGCAAGCGCTACACGGCCTCAGCCCTGCTCAATCTGGTTACGTCTGACGAGCCGGACAATGACGGCGGCACGTTTCAAGAAACCATCGGCCCCGAGCAGATGACCGAACTGGACAACCTGCTGAAGGCCACGAAGTCCGACCGCCAGAAATTCTTTGCCTACGCGAAGGTCGAAGGCATGGCCGACATCACCGTCAAACAATTTCCGGCAGTCAAGAAACTGCTGGAGCGCAAGCTGAAGGATGCTTCCCAATGATCGAACAAGGCTCGCCTGAATGGCACGCGGAGCGCTGCGGCAAGGCCACGGCTTCCAAGATCGCTGACATCATCGCCACAACGAAATCAGGCCCCAGCGCCAGCCGGAAGAACTATCTTGCCCAGCTCGTTGCCGAGCGTCTGACGGGCACCGTGGCGGAGTCGTACACGAACGGCCCGATGCAGTGGGGCAAGGACAACGAGGCGCAAGCCCGCGATGCCTACGCCTTCCTGAAAGGTCTGGACGTTGAGCCGGCGCCGTTCGTCAATCATCCGAGCATTGCCATGTCCGGCGCCAGCCCTGACGGCTTTGTCGGCTCTGACGGGTTGCTGGAAATCAAGTGCCCGCTGACTGCAACGCACATCGACACGCTGCTAGGCGGCAAGATCGAAGGCAAATACATCACGCAGATGCAGTGGCAGATGGCCTGCACGGGCACGCTTTGGTGCGACTTCGTTTCCTACGATCCGCGTATGCCGGAGCATCTGGCCATCTGGGTCAAGCGGGTGCCGCGCGATGACGCCATGATCGAAGAACTGGAAAGCGCCGTGCGCGTGTTCCTTGCCGAAGTCGCGTCCACGGTCGCGGCGCTGGAAGCCTACGCAGAGGCAGCCTGACGTGTCCCGCTACGAGTTCGTCATCCATCGCGGCAACCGGGAGACGCTGGCTGAGAAGCTGCTGGCGCTGCCTACGGGATGGCGGGTGGGCTTTCAGGAGCCGAAGCGGACAACGGATCAAAATTCGCGTTTCTGGGCTTTGCTGACAGCCATCAGCACGCAGCTACCATGGCACGGGCAAAGGCTCACGCCGGAAGATTGGAAGATCATCTTTATGGCAGCGCTCAACCAGGAACTGCGCCTTGTGCCGAACATACACGGAAACGGGTTTGTCCAGCTAGGGCGTTCGTCATCGAAGCTGTCGAAGGCGGAGATGTCGGAACTGATGGAATTGATTGAGGCATTCGCCGCTGAGCGCGGTGTGGAATTGGAGAAGGTAGATGGCTGAGCGCAAGCATAACACATGCGGCACCTGCAAGCACTGGGAAGTCCGGTGGACGGTTCCAGACCGCAAGGTCAGCGCTCTGCTGACAGAGAGAGGCGGAAAGCTGGGGTATTGCCAGATTGACACTTACGATCTGCGCTTGCCGTTCTGGATGACCGACATGGCCCGCGTGATTGACGCGCCTGTCACGGGGCCGGAGGCGGGTATGGGATGCCAGCTTTGGGAGGCTCCGGGCGACGATGACTAGGCGCAACTTCACCCCAAAGACCAAGGGCTTGATCCGCGAACGCTCTGGCGGCGTGTGTGAAGTCCACTTAGTTCCCCGCTGCATGTATCCGGCATTGCCAGAGGCTTGCAAGCGGGCCGGGGCCGAAGTGGATCACATCACGCCGGACGTTTTTGACGGTGGAAATCAGCCGGAAAACGGTGCTTTTTTGTGCGCCATGTGCCATAAGATTAAGACGTACACGGACAACCGGGAAGCCAAGAAAAGCAATCGCATTCGAGGCGTCACGGGGCAATCAAAGCGCGGGCCGCAGATCAAGTCACGCGGTTTCGACCGCACTTGGAAGAAACGCATGGACGGCACGGTTACACGGAGAGACGCATGACCGACACATACGACAAAGAGAACCACTGGTACGGCTGGAATGGCGGGGAACGACCCGTCCACGCCAACACTATTGTCGATACCGTGGACGTTGACGGCGGTAGCTGGCGCGGCGAAGCAAGCGGAGCCGACTGGTCGCACGACAATCGACCGAACGACATTGCCGCCTTCCGCATCACCCGCCTCTACCGGGAGCCAAGGAAGGCGCGGGAGTGGTGGCTTGATATTGAGCTGGACGGCGCTGTGACCGTCTACCCAGCAAATCAAGTTTTCAAGGCGACTGGCGAAGTTATCCACGTCCGCGAAGTCCTTCCCGAAGGTGACGCATGACCATCATTCAACACCACGAACGCGCCCGCCTGGAAGCCCTGCTCCGCGAGCTTCGCCCCATAGAGGCGCGGTGCGTGGAGATGAGCGACGAGTGCCTGCGGGCGATTGAGAGAAGCAAGGAAGTGGAGGACGGGGATGAGTGACGCTGACTATTACCGCGAAAAGTGGATGAATGACGACCACTGGGAATGCGCCCTTATGCTGGCTGATCTGATGCGCGGCTTCCATCACATTGGCGGCAAAATCAAAGCCGCTGGAAAGTCTGGCATTGAATGCAACCAGCCATACGGACATTGGGCCACTTATGACTTTGATGGCTTAACTCGCGCCGTTATTATGGCCCACGATCGCTGCATTCGGTTCGAGATACAACCATCCGGCCCAGGACGGTTGCGCTTGTTTTTCCACAAGCGTCCGAAACGTGAAGGCAGCATGTATGAGCGGCACCCAACACTTGAGCAGGCAATTGAGCATCTGCGCCCGAAGGTGTCGGCATGACCCGCCCCCTGATCGCGCTGGCGCTGCTGGGGGTGGTGGGGTGCACCGCACCGTCGCCTGACAGAGTGACTCGATCAATAGCCATTGAGGTTTGGGTCGATCCCATGACGAGCTGTCATTACGTGCATCGCTACAACGGCGGCATCACGCCCCGACTTGACGCGGACGGCAAGCAAATATGCAGGCAGAAGGACGAAAACGATGGACGCTGACAAGCTGGACGAGCTGGAGAGGCT